GGGGTATCAGGCACAACTCTGTGAAAATTTACGGTCTGATAATTTGTAAGTCTGGTAAATTTTTATAAACCTCAAGAAAGTTTTTTTTAGAAGTAAGAATATCTGTTACCATTTTTAATGGTTCATACCATATTTCTGGAAAGTCAGCTTCCAGTTTATTACTTACTTTAAATGCTAGTTTTTCATCTGGAGGAGTAAATCCTGCTTTAACATCATTATTGTTTCCTCTAGGATCTACTCGATACCATCCATAATTTTTAAGGTAAATAGCATTCAATCCATGTAAACAAAAGGAGTTTTCCTCCTCTAGGGCTAGTCTTTGATAACACAATCCTGTTGGAATATTATTAGCTCTTAACAAAGCAGCAAGTAAATGACTTTTGGCATAACAATAACCTGTTTTATGTTGTAAAACTTCTGATGCCTTACAGGTTACAGGATTTAATTTATAGTCCCAACTATGCCTTATTTCATCTCTTACATATTCAAAGCAATTTTTTGCTATTTCATAATCACTATTTTGATTTTCTGCTAAAATCTTTGCCTGTTCTTTTATATTTCTGTTATCAGAATCAATAAATTCTGAAGATTTTAGATAAAGTTCCATTTATATAATTTTATTTTGTCATTCTAACCTGTACTCTAAATTTACATTTACAAAATATCAATTTTACGTCAGAATAGAATCAGTATTTTGTTTTATTGACATATTTGTTTTTATATCTTAAAGTTTATCCTGACATTTTAAGTCTGTAAATTAATAATTCATCAAATATTGATATGAAAAAGGATTTTGACAATTGGGGTATTCTTAAAAAGAAGTTAGATAAAAGAGAAAAGTTTCCTTCTTTTGAGGAAAAGCAAATATGGTGGATTAATATAGGTACAAATGTTGGTGATGAACTTTGTGGCAAAAGTCAGCTATTTAGTAGACCTGTTTTGATATTAAAAAAATTTAATAATCATTTCTTTTTTGCTATTCCACTATCATCCGTTCAAAAGGATAATCCATACTATTTTAATTTTGAGTTCAAGGGTAAAAAACAATCAGCTATCATGTGTCAGGCTAAGCCAATTTCTAGTAAAAGACTATCAACGATGATAGGAAAAGTAAGCAACGAGTTATTTGATGCAATCAAGAAAAAAACGGGGAAGACTATATTCAACCTCTCATGAAGAGAGGTTGCTTGTCCCTAGCGGGAATTTGTGAACAAATTATACCATATTAAATACAAAAAGTCAATCCACATTATGACAGGAAAAAGAATAGGATATATCAGAGTTTCGTCTCTTGATCAAAATCATGAACGACAACTTGAAGGAATAAAATTAGATAAATGTTTTACGGATAAAGCATCTGGTAAAGATGTAAACCGTCCAGAGCTTGAAGCAATGCTAAATTATGTTCGAGATGGAGATATTATCATTGTTCATTCAATGGATAGGTTAGCTAGAAATTTGGATGATCTAAGAAAATTAGTTCAGCAATTAACATCTCAAAAAATTAAGATTGAGTTTCTTAAAGAAAATCTAACTTTCACAGGAGAAGATGCTCCTATGTCAAAATTACTTCTTTCTGTTATGGGTGCATTTGCCGAATTTGAAAGATCACTAATTCGCGAAAGACAAAGAGAAGGTATAGCTTTAGCAAAAAAGAAAGGTCTTTATAAGGGTAGAAAACCTTCTTTATCAGAGGAACAGGTTGAAGAGCTGAAAACCAGAGTACAAAATGGTGAAAAGAAAACAATTATTGCTAAAGATTTTGGTATCAGCAGAGAAACCTTGTATCAATATCTCAGGAAAATACCAAAGAATAAGACAGTAAATAATAATGGCTGATTTGAGTGAAGATGAAATAATTAGGGATTGGTATTTAAAAGATGGAGACAAAGAGTTTATCTCAAAATTCAACATCAATTATCGCCTATATGTTTATCTACAGCTCTGCTCTTTACGGTTATTTGGCCAATTACTTGATAATCCAAACAGCCTTGATACTAAAATAATTGGATATGTTTGCAGGATATTAAGCTTACCAATTACTGCTACTGTTAAAATACCAAGCAGAGAGGCAACAAAAGCAGATCAAAGAAAACGCTTATTTGAATATTTAGAATTTACAAGCTTTGAAGAATCATTAGATATTTTTGAGGATTGGCTTCAATCTATTGTAGATGAAGGTTACATTATAGCTGGTAAGATTGCCGTTGAGGCAGAATCATTTTTAATTAAGAACAAAATTCTTCTGCCAACAACATATAATCTCAACAGAATTATCGGTTCATTTTGTTCCAAGAAGCAGGAGGAATTATATAGCAATATTTACAAACTCCTTCCAAATAATCTTATTCAAGAAGTAGATAATATCCTCGCTCTACCAGAAAATAACAAGACAAGCTGGTTTCAGAGGTTCAAAGAATATCCAGGCTCATCAACTATAAAATTACTCAATATTTATTTGACAAGATATCAAAAGCTAATTGATTTACGGCTAGAAAAAATTGATATTTCTTCTATTCCAATTGAATTTCAGAAACATCTTTTTGGATTGGCAAAATATTACAATTCTTGGCAGATAAAGCGTTTCAAGACAGAAAAGAAATATAGCTTGATGCTTGCCTTCCTGCTGGAAATAAAGAAAGTCATTTTGGATTACATCATTCAAATGCATGACCAATATATTACTGGTATTTATCGATCATGTAACAATATCCATGAAAATAATCTCAAAAGATATAAACGCCAAAATGAAAGAGCTATCAGCAAAATTGAGTCTTTTGTTGATTATGCTCTTTCTCTTGAAGATTCCAATAAAATTGCCCTCAGTGAAATCTATGATAAAGCAACAAGCAAAACCGAGCTAATACAGGCAAGAGATGATATGAGAAAATATAAAATTGAAAGCAAATATGGTTATGCGTACCTACTCCAAAATAGATATGGTAGTATGAGAAGATATTTTGCTGAATTTATTAATTTACCATTTCGCAGTGAAACTGGTAGCGAGAACCTGATTAAAGCCGTTAATATTATTCGACAGTTGGATAAAGGTGAGATATCAAAAATACCAAAAGACATAGATATTAAATTTATTGATTATAATATTCTTCGATCAATTTATGATAAGAATGGTGATATTAAAAGAAACTTGTTTGAGGTTGGCATTGCAGGTGCAATTAAAGAATCATTTAGATCAGGCAATATTTTTATAGAAGACACCAATAAGCATGTATCTTTCTGGAATTTGGTTTATAAAGAATTTGATTGGCAAAAACACAGAGAAAAAGCTTATGAAAAACTAAATTTAGAAAAAGATAGTGAGAAAGCTACCTCAGATATTCGTGATGAATTTAATTCATCTACTGAGAAATCAGAAGATCAATTCAAGAAAGATGATTTTGCTACTATCAAAAATAAGAAACTGAAATTAAGGAAAAAAGAAAAGGTTGAAATAGAAGAAGATGTTAAGCCCATTCAATCTCTTATTGACTCATATTTACCAAAAATAAAGATTGAACAATTATTGGTTGAGGTAGATCAAATGACAGGATTTAGTAAGCATTTTACCCCTATTCATGGTCAGAAACGAAACAATGAAAATTCATATAAAACTCTGATTGCATCTATATTAGCACAAGCTACTAATATTGGATTTGCAACCATGCAGAATTGCAATTCTGATATTACTGCTGAAATGATGAGTAATATAACAGATTCTTGCATCAGGGAAGAAACTATCAAATTAGCCAATGCTGAAATTGTAAATCAACATAGTCAATTAACACTTAGTCAAGCTTATGGTGATGGCACATTATCTTCTTCTGATGGACAAAGATTTATAATATCAGCAAGCAGTTTACTTGCTTCATTATATCCAAAATATTGTGGTTATTACGATAAAATAGTTGGAGTTTATACTCATACATCAGATCAATATTCTGTTTATAGCACAAATGCTATTTCTTGCTCACCCAGAGAATCACTTTATGTAATAGATGGCTTTTTGGATAATAATACAATCCTACAAATCAAAGAACATACAACTGATACCGAAGGTTATACAGAGCATATTTTTGCTTTATGCCATTTGCTTGGTATTAAATTTATGCCAAGAATTAAAAATCTAAAATCACAACAATTATATAAAGCTAGCAAAAACCATGATTATGGTGAATTTAATCAACTAATGACAAAGTCAGTATCACTTGAGCTAATCAAAGAACAATGGGATCAAATGGTTAGAATTGTAGCTTCCATGAAAGATAAGTTATGTCCTGCTCATGAAATTATACGCAGATTATCAAAAGGATCGCCATCTGACAAAATTGCTAAGGCTTTTACCCATCTGGGTAGATTAATCAAAACCCAATATATTTTGCAATATATCACAGATGAAGAATTAAGAAATAAAGTTCATCGTCAATTAAACAAAGGTGAACATAGACACGCTCTAGCAAGGTGGATATTCTTTGCAAATCAGGGTAAATTTATGGTTGGTGATTATGAAGAAATTATGAATAAAGCTAGCTGTTTAAGTTTAGCCTCAAATGCAATTTTATATTGGAACACTATAAAAATGTCGGAAATAATCACCCAACTTCGCAATAATGGAGAAAAGATCAGTGATGAAGCAATATCTCACATTTCTTTATTATCGCATAAACATGTGATTCCTATGGGAACTTACTTCACAGACACATTGCTGTGAAATTTTACGGTCTGAAGAGAAAAAATTAACTCAGACCGTAAATTTCCACAGAGTTGTGCCTGATACCCCAAAAGCTAAAAGATTAGCAGATCAAACAAAGAAATCTTTTCTTGAAACTGCTAGCTCTACAAGGCAGATGGGAAAAGAACTTCGCTCTGGTGGAATTGATATTAAAAACTTTAACTTAGAACAAGCAAAATTAAGTAAAAATCTTAATGTTTTAAAAAGAAGGCAATCAGCTCTACAAAATAACCAAAATGCTAAGGATGCTAATTTAAGCAATAGAGCAAATTATCGCTCACAAATGGTTGATGCTGTCGCTCTTGGTGGAGTTTTATATTCGGCAGTAAAGCCAGCTGTAGATTTTGAATTAGCGATGGCAAAAGTTGGTGCAATAACTAATGAGGCAGCAGATAGTAAAGGATTTAAAGCCTTAACAAAACAAGCAAGAGAATTAGGTAGAACAACGCAATATACAGCATCTCAAGCAAGCGAAGCCATGCAATTTCTTGGTATGGCGGGTCTTAATACCAATCAAATTTTATCTGCAACTCCATCCGTATTAAATCTAGCAATTGCTGGCAATATGGATCTTGGAAGAACTGCAGATATTGCATCAAATATTCTAACTGGCTTTAATATGGAGGCGGAAAGAACTGGTGAAGTAGCTGATATTTTGGCTCAAGCAAGTAGATCAACTAATGTGAATGTTGAGATGCTTGGTCAGACCATGAAATTTATTGCTCCTGCCGCAGCGGCAGTTGGTGGTACTTTATCTGAAACTGCAACTCTAGCAGGTGTTTTAGGGGACGCTGGTATTCAGGCAACCATGGCAGGAACAATGCTTAGATCAACTTATTTGAGACTCGCTGCACCTGCAAAAGCTGGAGCTAAAGCTTTGGGTCAGATGAGAAATGAAATGGGAATCTCTGCTGAAGAAATGCCAGATGTTGCTAAAGAGGCTCTACTTGCTCAAAAAAGATTATCTGGTCTTGGAGTTAAAATCTTTGAAAATGGCAAGATGCGATCAATGGTTAGCATTTTAAAAGAAATGCATAACGCAACCAAAAACCTAGCCGATGATGAAAAACTATCAATAATCAAAGATATTTTTGGTACTAGATCAACCGCAGGAGCTTTAGCTATTTTTAAATCAGTTGAAACTGGAAGATTAGATGAGGTAGAGCAAAAAATTAACAATGCTAATGGTGCAGCAAAAGAAATGGCTGATCGTTTAAAAAATACCACATCAGGAGCATTTAAGGAATTTGCCTCAGCTATTGAATCAGTTGGAATTTCTATTGGTTCAGTTCTACTTCCTGCCTTTGCATCAATTGCCAAAACAGCAGCAAATGTTGCAGGAAGAGTAGGTATTTTTGCAGAGAAATTTCCAGTTTTAACCAAATATCTTGGCTTGGCAATTGCTGGAATGATCAGCTTTAAAGTGGTTTCTATTGGAATGGGATTCGCATTTACCTTTTTAAAAGGAGGATTTTTATCAGCTAAAGGAGCTTTGCTTGCTTATAAAACTGCAATGACCTTGATGAGCTTTTCTATCCCAAAAGTAATTCTTGGCATTAAGGCTCTTGGTGTTGCAGTAATGAGTAATCCAATTGGATTAATAATTGGTGGCATTGCAATTGCAGCAGGACTTTTGATTAAAAATTGGCAACCAGTTGGAGAATTTTTCAAGAATTTATTTAGTGGAGTAATTGGCTATGTCAAAAAAGCCTTTAAATGGGTTAGTAAATTATTAAAACCACTAGCAAAAATTAAAGATGTTGCTGGCAAAGGAATCAGTTCTGTAAAGGGTATATTTTCTGATGATGAGGCAAATAATCAAAGCCAAATTGGTGATACGATTAAGGACTTACAATCTGACAATACTGATTTTAGCAAGATAATCGAAACCAGTAATATCTCTAATATTGCTGGTAGTAGCTCAAATTCCAATATCTCAATTTCTGCTCCAATTACTATTAATGCACATACCAATGCAGATGAAAAAACAATCGCTAATCAGGTTAGAATAGCAATTGATGAGGTGATGCATAAATTTGCAGTGAGAAAACAGGCACTCAATTTTGACTAAGTTATGGCACTCGATTTCTTTAAAAATATCAGCTCCAAATTAACAGTTAATAATCTGCTGAAAGTTGATATGATGCTTCTTTTAGGTGCTTACCGCTTTGCCATCAAAAGCTCAGCATATCAAACACTCAAAAGACAAAGTGAATATCGCTGGCAAGAAATTAACCGAATTAATGCCAACCCAACTTTGCAATTTACTGGTTTTGGCGTTGAAACCATTGATCTTGAAGGAGTTATTTATCCGCATTTTAAAGGAGGATTAAAGCAAATAACTTTAATGAGAGCGCAAGCAGGACTTGGAAAACCATTATTTCTTGTTTCAGGAAATGGCTTTGCTTTTGGTAGATGGTGCATTGTCAAAATAACTGAAAATCAAAGTAATTTTTTAAATGATGGGGCTCCAAGGAAAATTGAATTTTCTATTAGCTTGAAGCGATATGGTGAGGATCAAAAAAGAGGAATTAAAGGTATTATTCAAAATGTTGTAAGTGCGCTATGAGCATTATCTACACTACCAAGGACGGCGATGTTTTGGATCAAATTTGCCAAAATTATTATGGCAAAACTAGCAAAATTGCTGAACAGGTAATTGAAGCAAATCCTCATATTGTAGATCTTGAACCAGTATTTGAGGCAGGAATCAAGATTACTCTGCCTGACATAATTCAACAAAAAGAATCTGAAACAGTAAAACTCTGGTCTTAGAAAAAATTCATGAAACCTATATTTTCTATTGTTGCTGATGATAAGGATATCACCGATCTTTTATCTGCCAGACTAATTTCTTTAAATATTAGCGATGAAACTGGGTTAGTTTCTGATAAGGCAGAAATTCTTTTAGATAATAGGGATAATATTTTGGATATTCCGCCTAGAGGAACAACGCTTAAAATTTATCTAGGCTATGATAAAGAAAATCTATCCTTAATGGGTAGCTTCATCGTTGATAATATTAGCCTCTCATCTCCTCCAAGCAAACTTAGAATT